GTTCCTATCCTTATGCCCTATTCAGAGAAGCCCAAAACTATTATAAATAACGGAGTCGCTATTGATCCGTCAGTTGTTATTAGAGAATTGCCTAATGGATCACATGTCTGCCATGAAGATGAAGAGTTCGAGTGGATCTGGAGAAGTGAAAGAAACCAGGTCGTTAGAGTGTATAAGTCACCTTTTCAAAAAGAAATACTGGAGAAAACTAAGGGTTGATTTTCCAGATTATCCTTCAGCAGAATTGGAGTATCTAATTGAAGATTTAATGCAAGAGAAGGCCAAATATTGGTCTATTGTATCGTGTGAAGATATGTCAATTTTAAAGTTTGTTCCGAATTGTGAATGTAATTTACAATATATTAAAGATCATCTTGTTATGATATTTGGGGAGTCATGTTATGTAGTTCCGATGCTTAATTGTGAACCGTTCGATTGTTTCTTTCACGGTTATAAGCAAGTTATGTACAAGTCTATTATATGAATAAAGCAATTCCGATTACAAGTAATAACAACTATTACTGTGTCGCGCATGGAAACCGTTGGCGGTAAGTGGGTTTCCATTAAGCTTGTCTTCATCCTATATCGAAAGAGATAATAACATTATAATTTACCCGAGGCCTTTATGCCTCGGAATCACACACGCATAAATAAATCAGACTTATAAATAAAACACACTCATAAATAAAGAAATCGTGAGATATTATCTTTCTAAAAGGCCGACAGCAGGTCAGTGGCCGCTTCTCGCGAAGCGAGCAGGCCACGTATATGCGGAGCATATACCAGACGACGAAGTCGTCTGGAACTCATGGGTTAGAGGTTATCAATCTGAACATGTCAACTAACTGAGTTCCCGCTCAATCTGTTTCCCGCTCAACCATTTCTATGTCAATGACAGGTCACTGTCACCTATATTTTAAAATAGCGTTCCTTCTTGTGGAAGATTCCGTATTCTATATAAGCAGGGTGTGCGAGGTGCTAGAACTCTCATCCTAGTATTATGAGAGTTCGCACCCCTCTCCTCACACCCCTTACCTAATGCCTAGTATCCGGTCTAGAGCAGCGTTGGTCACATCTTTCTCTGAGTTAGCCATAGAGTCTTTCAAATCTATAGGAAGTGACATCATGCCTGATGGAGTAGGTTACATGGTGGGCCAGGTTGAGAAGTGTCCCAAAACTCAGAAACTCCACCTCCAATCGTTTATCCAGTTAAAAAAGGAAGGTAGTAAAACCTTTTACCAGTCAGTAATTGGTGATCCAGTTGCTAATGTCCAGTTCCAGAAGTTCGGTGATGGTGAAGCTATGATTCAGTATTGCAAGAAGGAAGAGTCCCGTGTTGAAGGTCCATGGGAGTATGGTGAATTTGCCAAGAAAGGTAGTAACAAGAGGAAGTTACGGGAAGCAGTAGAAAGGTCCCCTGAAAGGATGGAAGATGAAGATCCTAAGGTATATCGCAGAGTTATGGCTCGGATATGTCAAGAAGAGTTCGTCGAGAAGTTTACTTTCAACCATCAAAAGAAAGCCTGGCAAGATAAGTTAGAGGAAATTATTTCTCAGCCAGCTGATGATCGTAAGATTATCTGGATTTATGGTGAACGTGGTAATGAGGGAAAGTCCACGTATGCAAAGAAGTTGTTCACAGAAGGTTGGTTCTATACCAGAGGTGGAAAGGTACAGGATATTCTGTATGGATATGCTATGAAGCCCAAGGCCCACGTGGTATTCGATATCCCAAGGTCTCAGAAGGATTATATCAATTACTCAGTTATAGAGCAGTTGAAAGACGGGCTTTGTACAAGTATCAAGTATGAGCCCATTATGATTGCAAGGATTCAGCCCATTCATGTCGTTGTCATGGCTAACTTTAAGCCCAATATGGGAGAAGATTCGGCACAATTATCAGAAGACAGAGTCATCTTAATTGATTGTTCACATGGTTCAGCAGAGAAACCAGAAAGATTGATCACTGACGTTCCTATCCTTATGCCCTATTCAGAGAAGCCCAAAACTATTATAAATAACGGAGTCGCTATTGATCCGTCAGTTGTTATTAGAGAATTGCCTAATGGATCACATGTCTGCCATGAAGATG